TAGAACTACCTTTATAGATAACATGATATTAGACCATAATGTTAAAGGTAGAATACATGGGGAATTACATCCTTTACGTAGTGACCGTGGTGGTACTGTTACTGGTAGGTTCAGTAGTAGTAAGCCAAACCTACAGCAAGTTCCAGCCAGGCATGATGAAATAGGTCCTCTTATCAGGAGTATATTTATTCCTGATGAAGGTATGCACTGGGGAGCTTTTGACTACTCTCAGCAGGAACCTAGACTTACCGTACACTATGCCCATAAAACTCAACAAGAAGGTTCAGACGACGCAGTAGATGCCTACCGTAATAAAGACGCAGACTTTCATCAAGTAGTAGCAGATATGGCTAACATAAGTCGTAAAGAAGCTAAGATTATTAATCTAGGTTTAAGCTATGGCATGGGTAAAGATAAACTTATCCGTCAGTTAGATATCTCACCGCAGGAAGCTGAAATATTATTCGATACTTTTCATAGCCGTGTACCTTTTATTAAAGGGTTGCGTGATCAGTGTGCTAGGTTGGGTAGTAACCGTGGATTTATAACTACTGTGCTAGGGCGTAAGTGTAGGTTTAATTTATACGAACCTCGTAATGAGTATGGCTCTTTACCCCTGCCTTACAGCGAGGCTTTAGATAAGTACGGTCAAGATATTAAACGTTCCTACACGTACAAAGCTATGAATAGGCTTATACAAGGCTCTGCTGCTGACATGACTAAAAAGGCTATGGTAGAGTTATATAAGGAAGGCATACTAGCTCACACACAAGTACACGACGAGCTAGATATATCTGTCGACTCTAAAGAAACTTGTGAAAAAATTATTCAAATTATGGCTGATTGTGTACCCCTAGTTGTACCTAATAAAGTTGATGCTGAAATAGGTCCAAGCTGGGGTGAAGCAACTATTAACTTCAAGGAGTATTTTAATGGCACGTAGAGATAAACAAAGAGCTAAGTATTTTGAAATTTTTATGATAACGCTCAACACTAATATGACACTTGAGGAAATAGGTGTCAAGTTTAAAATCACCAAACAAAGAGTATGGCAAATCGTTAGGTTTAATCACATAGGAGCAGGAGATTATTATCGAGGATACGATGCATATACTGACTTTAGTAATGCTTTACTAAATAATACGAGCCTTAGTAAACTAGAACGTAAGAATATGATGAGAAACTGGCTAAGAGAACACGACGTTAGACTCATCAGGAGTAGAAATGACACAAAAATTACTGCATGAAACTAGCAGTCTTCATGACTCCCCTTGTATTGGCATGTGTACTGTTACTCAGTGGGGTACACGTACCTGTAAAGGATGTGGTAGGACTGCCGCAGAAATTAGGGACTGGAACACTTTTACGGAAGTTGAAAAGAAACTGATCGTTGTCCGTTGTTGGGAAGACTACCTACCTCGGCAAAAAAGAGAGTGTATAAAAAAGTATAAGAATATTTAGATGTTCCTTTTATCGGTAGCTAATCTAAGTTAAGTTATACGTACCTATTAAATAACTTAATAGGCATTTAAGATAGGAGAAACTTATGGCTCATAATATTGAGACTATGGCTTACGCTGGGGAAGTACCTTGGCATGGGCTTGGTGTACAAGTTGACGGCAACTTAACACCTGACGAGATGCTTAAACAAGCTGGACTTGATTGGACAGTGAGTAAGCGTAATATATTCACATATAATAACGCAGTTAGCGATAAAGCTGACGACCTTATTATGTCTGATGATTACTACATGCTTGTGCGTGATAGTGATAACAATATACTTGGACCGTGTGGACCAAGGTTTATACCAACGCAAAACCAGGAGGCTTTTACTTTCTTTAAAAAGTTTACAGACGCTGGTAATATGAATATGCATACTGCAGGTTCATTACGCAACGGTAAGCAAATATGGGGGTTAGCTGAAATTAATGACGGCTTCACCCTTCCAGGCGACGATAGAGTAGAGGGCTACTTACTAGTGTCCGTGTCCCATGAGTGGGGTAAGTCTAATGAAATTAGGTTTACACCAGTGCGTGTGGTTTGTAATAATACTTTATCAATGGCTTTAGCTGATAAGTCACAACCTGCGTTTAAAATGCCTCACACTAAAGTATTCGACAGTCAGTTAATAACTACTGCAGAAGAAGCGTTAGGGTTAGCGAGTGTTAGACTTGACGAGTACAAGAAAAGTGCTGAGTTTTTAAGTAGTAAACAGTATAACGAAAATAAAGTTGTTAGTTATATAGCTGACTTACTACAGCCTAAACTAGCTTTACAAGAAAAAATAATTGTAGAGAATAGTAAAAATATGGATACTGCTTTGGCTGAGTCTAAACTTAGAACGCTTGAAGAGTTTCAACGTACTCCTTATAAAGTTTATGAGGCTCTTGAGCAGCAACCTGGAGCTGACCTTAAAAGCTCTAAGGGTACGTGGTGGGGTGCTGTTAACGCAGTAACTTACGTGGTTGACCATAAGTGGGGTCACGACCGTGACGCATCAATGCATAACGCTTGGTTCGGTGCTCGTGCTTCACTTAAAAACCGTGCTATGACTAAAGCTATAGAGTATGCCGAAGCAGCATAAATCTATAGAGTTTTTATGTTTCACCGCCCCTGATTATTCAAGGGTGGTGAAAGTTGATATGGCAGAACTACATACTATTGTGCAGGGTTACCAACGTATTGGTGACCCTGCTTTTATGTCACATCAAAATACAATTACACCAGAATCAAAAGCTCTTGAGATTTACAATAGATTTGCTAAACGTAAACTCAAGAATTTTAAAAATAAAAAAGATTGTCAAATTAAACTTTGGAATCTTTTTAGTAAAATGGCTGTTAAGCCAGAGGAGACTGACATGAGTAGAAGCAAAGTTTTTAAAATTGACCGTAGCAAACCTAAACCAGACCCACTGTGTAAAGTTATAAGTGCTCGTGACCCTTACGACACAAGTCAAAAACTCACTCGTACCAATAAGATGCCTATGGCTTCTAAAAATATAGAACGTATGAAACAATATGAAAACATCAAAACTATTCAAGATGTACTTGATAAAGGTGTTCTTGACATACGTGCTATCAAATATGATATTAAGTTAGGTTATGTCACTAAAGGCTAGTCGTTACGAATTGCTTTGGGAAATGGTTTACCATAACCCTAAGGAAGTTGAAGGTACACCTGCTAGAATCTTAGTAGAAGTTGATACTCGTAACACTTTTTCAAAATTCTCAGACTTTGATCAATGGGTAGAAGACAATCGAGATAAAATAGCTTCAGCTATCATCAAAACTATAAGGAATAAAAGAGTTTCACGTTATAAATGTTTGCGTATTAAACGCGTACCTTTTTATAAATCTTTTTAAGTTAAGGCTTACTGTGACGCGTTTTAAGGCGGTGCTTTTAAAAAAGGTAGGGTAGGTATAGGGTAGGTAAATCAAACGCTCTAAAAGGCTCTAAATATATTGGGATTATACTATAACTTCTAAGTGAATACTTATATACTAAACTATAAATTTATTGGAGATATTTATGCAAGAAAATATTAACGAATTACCTGTTATAGAAACAGGTATTGAACTACCTAAACCAAACTATAAAGAAAAATGGAATTTTCATAGGTTAGAGGTTGGGCAAAGTTTTGCCATACCATTTACTGATGAAAAAGAAGTAACAAGGTTGCGAACTTCGGCTTCGGCTCATGGTCAAAGGCACAGGGCTAAACTAACCACTCGCACAGTTTACGAAGAAGGCGTTAAGAAACTTAGAGTATGGAGAATTGAATGAGTACAAAAGTAAAAGAAGATTTAGGGGGATTTTTTTACAAAGACCCTCGTGTTATGAAGTACTCAGACTTAACAGAGGCTAACGAACACGCAACAAAAAACGACTACAATAGAGCATTAAACATAGACAAATTTTTTATGACCATTAAAAGATTTGGGTATGAACCTAAAAAATTACTATATCCCGTGCTTCCTTTATGTGTACACGAACACGCTCAAGGCAACAAAGTTGATCCTCACATGAGAGTAAAAATTGTAGGACCATTTGATGAAGAAACTGGTTTAGTGGTTCAAGGAATTTTAGATTGTTGTTTTGATGTTTTTGCTAGGCTACCTGTTTACGACCTAGAAAATCGTAAACTTATGAAAATGAATTAGGTTATAATAAATTATGTCTATAAAAATATTAGAAGAATACTGGAGAGATCAAGAGTACGCTACTCCCTTTGAAGTTTTAATGTTGGCTAAAGTCGATGAATCTTCAGAGAGCTACCTTAAACGTAGAGACGGACACATTATTTTAATGATAGCTTTTAAACATCTCAATGAAGAAAAAGAAATTAACACCTAAGCAAGAAAAGTTTGCACAGAACGTGGCTAAAGGTATGACTCAAAAAGATGCTGCCATTAAGGCAGGATACAGTGAGAAGAAAGCTGTTAAAACAGGTTATGAACTAGCCAGTAAAAATAACCCTCACATACAGCAAAAAATACAAGCACTTCAAGAAAAAGCCAGTAACAAAGTAGCTCTTGATTTAGCTACACACCTTACCGACCTAAAAGATATACGAGAGGGAGCTTTACGTAACGGAGCATGGTCAGCAGCAGTTACTGCAGAAGTGGCTAGAGGTAAAGCAGCAGGACTGTACGTAAACCGTAGTGAACTGACCGTCAACCGTGTAGACGTTATGTCAAAAGAAGAAGTTTTAGAACGTATGAAACAACTTTATTATGA